AAATCATTGCCGTACCACGGGCTGATGGATTTAGTTTGGCAAGGTTAATGCCTTCATTTAGTGCGCTTATTCGTTGTTGCTCACCATACATTTCAGGTGTCAAACCAAATAGACCCGCTACCATATTGTCTGCCATGATGAGTCCTTAAGAAAATAAACCACGGAAAAATCTATCTGCCGCTGTACCGAATGTTGGAGATGCACCAAGTCCACCCATTAAAGTGGCATAAGGATTGGTCGTTGCCGCTTGACTTGTAGCCAACTCAGCACTTTGACCTGCACCAATCAAACCAAGTCTTCCAACATTAGCACCAGCTTGTGCTGCTTGTTGACCAAGACCTATTCCCATAGTCAATGGTTGCTGACCAAGAGCCTCAAGCCCTTGAACTTGTCCAGAAGCAGTTGTATAGGGTGCATAAGCCGCTTGCTGACCACCATAGTACTGACCCATTGCACCAGCACCTTGACCAAGCAATCCCGCACCAAATTGAACTTGTTGTTGACCCGCTTGTTGAGCATTAGCCGCCAATTGAGCCTCTTGCATTGCACGAGCGTTATACAGAGCCTGTAACTCAGGAGTCGTAGCACCATAAGAGCCACCTTGAGCAACAGAAAGACCCGAACGACCTTGTTGTTGTAGTCTGTTTTGCAGATTAGCCAACTCCATCTCTCTGCCTGGTTGCAATAAAGCCATCTGTTGATTTAGATAATTCTGAGCAACATCTTGAGGACTTTGAGCTAAGTACTGATTACCAAGGTTAAACAAGGATTGAGCGCCTGTTTGCAAAGGAGCAAATTGTGCTTGTGCTTGTTCTGCTTGTGTTAGACCTTGATTCTGTAAAGCAACAAATCTATCTTGTTGTGCTTTAGCTTCAGGAGTTAAGGTATACCCTGCGCTCACCAATTGACCAGTTGTAGGATCAACTTTGAACTCAGAAGTGCCAAACCTAGTAGTCATGCCAACAGGACGGAACTGTGCGGCTTGTTTAGCGGCAGCAGTCTCAGCTTCAATCATTGCTTGGGCTTTTTGAGCCGCTTCTCTAGCTGTTTTCTCTTGTAGTAAGCCACCACCAGTAGTTAAAGCATCTCTGAATAGACTGCCAATATTAGAACCAGCACCTAAACCAGATCCTACGCCAGTATTTAAAGCACCTGTTCCAAGATTTGCCATTGTGTTACCCACCCCACCTACTGTAGCGGCTGTACCCGCACCCGCTCCTAACAATTGTGTACCTAGTGTAGAACCAGACAAAATACCAGTACCAGTTAAACCAGTTGCGCCTGTTGTACCTAATAAACCTGCGCCCAATGCAGAGCCTGATAGAACACCAGTTCCTGTCAAGCCACCACCTGCAGTAATACCTGCGCCTAAACCAGATGATCCTAAACCCGCTGTACTTGCGTTTAATCCAAGACCGCTAGAACCTGCGGTAATTCCACCACCAGCTCCCATTCCAATTACTTCAGGAGCAAGACTAGGTGCAATAGCCGCTACTTCTGGAGCAACAGCGGCAAGAGGTGTTGTGCTAGAAAGCAATCCACTTGCTGTAGCAGTTTCACCTCCCAATTGAGATAAAAGGGTTTCTGTTGAAATACCAGAAGCCGCAGCACCAGTAGCCGCACCTGCATTTAAGATGGTTGGCAATCCAAGGAGTAATCCAGCGCCTATTGCAAACTCTTTTAAACCGCTTTTAACTTCTTGTTGAGTGCCAGTTTTCTCTACTTCACCAGAAGGCGTGTATTGGGTATACGCTCCACCAGTTTTGTTTTCAGTTGCTTTGTAGGTAATAACATTCTCAAGCCCACCAACCTGTTCACTCTCACCAAAGCCAGTAAATTGATATACGGGCTGAATAATGGTATCTCCAAGGGTAACAGTTTGTCCTTGAGGTACTGTAGCCGCCACCCTAGAAACAATCTGACCCTCTGGCACACCAATAGCTTCAGCAAGTTGTGTTGGAGAAATGCCATAAGCCTCCATTGATTTGACAATCTGATTGTCAGTAATGTTTGGATTGGCTAGTAATATTTCAACAAATTGCTGACTATTGATAGGACTGTTTTGTGGTTCTACACTAGACAACGAGTCAATAGGTTCAAGATAATTAGAAGATGAATCTTCTGCATTAAATCTTCTTAATTCTGATTGTCTTGGGAACATGGTAGCCATAATTCTTACTCCACTCTAGGGATTTGTGCTTCTAAACTTTACCAAGGTGTACCAGATGCTTTAACAGGATTCTTGAGCAAATCAATTTGAGCCGCCAAAGATGACTCTGTAGCACTCTTGTCTACAGATTCCCACACCCAACCTAATACAGTTGATTCTGTAAGGTCAGAATAAGGAACAGTAATAGTTCCTTCAGGCCATGAGACTGTTGCGTAGGAAGATGCAGAATGATCTCCATCTACTGCCGTAGCAGTCCAATGACAGCAATAAACAAAGCCGTCTGATGTATTTCGGTCAAGATTTGAGACTGACCAGTTGTATGTAATAGCCATGATTGTTCCTTTAAGTTAAATGCCAGCGTCTGCTAGGCGTTTACGAAGTGATTGAATTTCAGCCCACATTACTGGAATAAGGGCAGAAGCATCCATTTGCTGATACACAGGCTTGCCATCCGCATCAACAGCGTCTTTTTCACCAGTATGTGCATAGGCAGGGACTTCGTGAGCAATGAACATTGGACGCTCTTGTGTAGCGTCTTTCATCTTGCCCATGTAAACAGGCACAGAGTCAATCAATGAACCACTATCAGTTACAGGGCCGCTGATGTCTTTTGCTCGATAGTCAGAAGTTGTGTTGTAAGCAGTTAAACCACCTGCTCGGTTATAGCTAATTGAACCCCGTACTGTAGGACTTGTTTCTGTTACAAAATATGTAAAAATATTATCGCCTGTTGTTCCAGCGTTCCATTGAATCATTACAGAAGCGGCTGATTCACCTTGCTTGCCAGCAAAAACGGGATATGTATTTGCAGAATAAGAAGTAACTTTTCCGTCAAAATATGAGCCTGTTGTCGTAGTCCCCACCAGCAAGTTACCGCTCGAGTCTATACGGGCACGCTCTGTATTGCCACCAGCAGAAAATTTAATTATTCCAGTTCCATTGTCTGCCATGAGTGACAAACTAGAATCTGAATAAACAAATCCATCACCTATTGCATTTGCGCCATAAGCTGTTCCACCTTGTTTGCCAAAACTGTTTGTAAAGCCATTTTGTGCATTACCAACACGAATTGTTGCATCACCTGAACCAGACTCATATACATCAAGGTTTGCCCCTGTTGCAGTTGTAGTGCCAATAAGCAAATTCCCAGAGGCATCGAGGCGCATACGCTCTGTTGATGCAATGTTAAATTGCAATGTGCTGCCATCTATTTCAAATGGCGCAGATGCATTACCAGCGTCATTAAAGCAGTTAATCTTTACGCCACCAGCAACAGAAGTAGAATTTTGAAAAGCTGCATTTCCGTTTGTTTGTGTTTTTACTTGTAACTTAGCCGCAGGACTACTTGTACCAATACCCAAACCTGTGCTGGTTAGGCGCATTTGTTCTGTAGAGCTTGTGCCGAATGCAAGAATACTGGTTGTGGGTGACAGCAACGTCACCCCTGAAGACACGCTTACTTGAAAATCTGCATCAGACCCGTTAGTTGCAGATAAAACAACACCATTACCAGTTCTGGCAAGTGATAATTTATAAGATGGTGAACTTGTACCAATACCTAAGTTCGTACCATCAAAAGTAAGCGCAGAACCGCTTGTAACGACATTAGATCCGTTTAAATAAGCAACACCATTGGCAGTACCGCCATTAAACGTAACTGTGCTAGAAGTGGTTAAAGTAGTAGCAGAGACAGCCGCAGGGGTAGTAGAACCCAATGCCGCAGGAGATGCCCAATCAGCACCATCTAATGAGTCAACATTAAGGTTAGCAACCTTGGTAGTCGAAGCAATGACCAAAGGAGCAGTTCCTGTCGCCAATGTAGATGTGATAGCACCCGTAGCACTCAAAGTACTAAACGCACCCGTAGATGCTGTTGTAGCACCAATCGTTGTAGCGTTAATAGTTCCACCAGTTATTGCAGCAGAAGCATTGTCTGTCTTCGTAGCAATAGCAGTAGCAATATTGTTGTACTCAGTATCAATCTCAGTACCACGAACAATCTTGAGTGGATCGCCAGGAGTTAGATTGTCTTTAGTAGCGAAATTAGTACTTTTTGTGTAATTAGACATATTTAAGATACCTTCCCGTTCTTAGATTGAATTTCAATCTTCTGAATTGATAATTGAACACCATTGATTGTAGTTTCGTAACCAGTTTGAACAATCTTGCCCGCACCAGAAGCATTTACATCCAATGTCTTAATCAAAACACCACCAGAGTATTCTGCTATTCCATATTCAGCAAGACCATACTCATAGTTCTGTTGTTCAGGAATGTAAGCATTGCCCGACAAATAGTTGGCGGCAAAGTCAAATCCCCACTTAATCGTCACAAACTGGTTTGAACCACCAATGATGATTGTCTTAATCCTCTTTAGAACAGAGATCTGATTCTCATTGCCTAAATCTGCATGGTTTGTGTAGTAAGACATCCTGTAAGTAGAAGTGTGATCTAAGTAACTCTCATACTCACCGATATAACCATTCTTACCAATATACAAGTCACCATTACGCAAAGAATACAATGATGTAGGATTGATTGAATCCCACTTTGTAATTCGAGATGAACCATCTTGTAGTTGCATCTTTGTATCAAAACAATACACTTGTTGAGATACTGGCATTGTCAACAAATAAAAGCCATTCTTTTCTGAGTAAACAGATTTAAGATTGCCCAAGGTTTCAATAGCCAAAGAAGATATTAAATCAGACCTAACATTCTTAGATAAGTCTCGCAAAGGGGCAGACTTCTCTTGAATAGTCCTCATCAAAGAACGTACACCAGAGTCTGATAAGAAAATAACATCAGTACCAATGCTCTGAATTGAGTCTCTAGCAATACATCCAATTGACCCTACTGTGTCACTTAACTGAAGCGTTGCAGGAGTTGTTGCACCAGAGTAAACAAGAATCTGACGCTTGCCAAAGATAAACAAGAAATCATTGTGAGCCGCCAAGCCCATCACTTCATCAGAACCATTAGGCCATACCCTAGAAACATCTAAAGTACCAGTAGTGCCACCACCCCACACATGACCTGCAATCAGATCAGAGAAGGTAATCGTAACCTTGTCAGTTGTAGTATTAGCAACCCACAAGCGACCAAATGCAGAAATGCAAATGTTTGCTGAAGGAACTGTTCCTACATAACCAGTTTTCTCTGAAACTCTACGATAAGTAGTAGTACTTACAGCAGGGTCAAATATGAGAGGATCGTGTCCTGATTGGAAGAAATAAGTAATCCCATTCAAAGAAGCACAATGCCAGTTATTAGCAGTAATAGTAGGAGCGCTACCACCACCTCCATAGGTCAACTCAGTAACAGCATTGGAAGTACCAAGTTTGAATAACTTATTGTTGCCAGAAAACAACACAGTTAAAGTGCCATCAATTTGCACTAACTCATGGATTACAGCTACATCATTAGCACCAAGATTACCAGAAGAGGAGTTAACCCTAGTCCAACCTTTTCTTGAGCCAATACGACCATATTGATCAATCACGCAATTAGTGGCAACCAAAGCAAAACCAGAAGACAAATCCAATGGAGAGTCTTGCGTATTCAGGCCATAAAAGCCTGGTGCGCTTATGCTATTACTTTGTAGTGGAGCTGCCATTAGACCGCCACAAAGTTGTCTTCAGGGTAACGAGTGCTTTCCAACGCAATAGCATCAGATAGCATTCCACGGAACAAAGCATAAGCCTCTGAACTTGCCGTACCGCCATCTTCACCACGTTCAATCAAAGCACGAGCATAAGCACTCTGAGTCACCAAATAGTCTAATACCTTTACAGATGTGCCATCAGCAGACAAAGCCGCTTGTGGAATGGTCAAATCAAACAACAGAGTAAAAGCACCAGAAGGAACAGGAAACAAGTCTACTTTTGTGTCTCCATTACCATCCACACCGCTAAAGCAGAACTCTGATGGAATAGACTGTGAAGGTGCGCCA